CGCAGTGGGAAACCAGTTGAGTAGTTACCAGGACCGAAACCAAGGTATTCAAACGTATGGTTACCAGATCTTGCAATCGAAGGACGACGCAGTTCAGTGTAGAATCTTCTGTCTAGAGGATATACAGAGTCACCAGAGATAGGAATCTGTCTGTTCTCGGAACCTACAGATGCGTTACCTTCTTGTGCTTGAATTCTGTTATCCAGAATCACACTGTTCAGATCGCTTGTGGTATTGGTATAATCAAAACCAGAGAAAGGTAGCGTTCTAGTCAAATCAACGATCGCTTCCTTCGTTTCACTGAACTTGTAGTCGTTAAGAGTAACAAGACCGTGAACGTAGTTGTCAGCAGCCGCAGCAGATGCTGGGGGATCAAGAACCGTTGCATCTCTAGATCCAGTGTCAACATTGATCTGGAACCACAGTGGGTCATTCTTGTAGTCTAGAGGATACAGGTTAGAAATAGGTTGGGAGAACCTGTAGTAGTGGAAGTTAGTTCCAACACCAGCACCCAGAGGATATGGAGAGATGTTACCACGGACACATGTCAGATAGTAGATACCATCTTGCTGTAGAGGAATCTGCTCTTGGATAGTCTCAACATCAAAGATGTAGAAGGTATCATCAATTTCAGGTACATCCTCTAGTGTAGTGACAGTGTATGTGTCGCCACCAGGTGTAGTAATCTTATCACCAGGTACTACGGTGTAGACATTAGCGCCCTCGATTCTATAGAGATAGTTCTTTCTATTAGATCTAGAGAGTGTTGTTGGATATGCATCAGGATATCCAGAAAGGTTGAAGAACGTACCGTTGTTCTGAACAAATGTAGTGGCACTGTTACCAGAGTAGTCTAGTTTTCCAGTGATGTTCTTAAGGATTACAAACGCAGTAGCATCTGCCTGATAGTATGCGTGAACATAAGCAGATCCAGAGCAGTAACCAGTCCAGCTAACATAGTTGGAGTCATCGCTGTTGTAGATGCTGGTTTGAATACCTGCACCCTGTGGAGTTCCAATCTCAATAACAGTGAAGATTTCATTCTTCAGTTGCTGGTTGATGATCGTATGATCAAATACAGTCAACTCAAGTCTATCCACCAGGGTTCCTGTACCTTGAGGATCAACCTCAATGGTTCTAGCAGACTGGATAGTAGTTGCAATCTTGGACTCAAACTCGATCTGTAGAGGATTTTCGTATGGATCATAGAATCCACCACTAACATCGACGTTAGCGGCATCTAGGTCCGCCAGAGAGAGACCCAGCTGCTCACCAGCACGAGCAGGGTTAAAGAACTGTGCAACGTCTGGAGCGCCGTTGCTGAAGGGTTCTAGGTAGAACTTCTGTGGCTTCAGGCGTCTTCTGTCGTCAGTTCTTGTCTTAATGACATAACCATTGAGAGGTTCACGAACTGTCTGCAGATATTGTGGCAGAACATAACGCAAACGATAGATTCTGTCGAGAGCAGGTCTTTCATCCAGAATTCTTTCGTACCAAGTATCTGGGGTAAACAGGTTACCAGTTCCATCTACAAAGTCGGACTGGTGGAATCTAGTGAGGATAGCATTAGGATCAAGACCACCTGCAGATTCAGGTTTGACATTCAAGTACCATCTTTGGAAGTCAACTGGGTCGTACTTGAGGGGGGAAGTCTTTTTATTGCCATAGACGATAAAGTCGCTTCCGCTACCTGAAGTAAATATGACAGCATTTGTGCCAGCTTGAGCATCCGCTTGTGTGGTATGAACACTAAACTTCGTTTTGGTGATAAAACGTGGGTAGTAATACACATCTGTTGCCACGTCGCCAGCGCCCGAAATAGTTGGGAGTTGAGAACTTGCATCGCCAGATGTAGCGAAGAAAATTGTTTGTGCAGGGACATTTGGTACAGGAACGTCGAATACGTGTGGAATATCCGTTTCGATGTAAATACCAGAGACATTACAAACATATCTGTGCAGATCATAACTTTCGTCAAGAACCTGTTGTTGGACTAGTAGTTCAACATCTGGGCTCATGCTCTCCGTTTCTGAAGAGTAAATGTAAATACCAGCAGCAGCGTTTTCTTTAGTAGCAGCAAGCATCAACTTGGTGCCTGCAGTATTATCGAACTCTGAAGTATTATTAAACGAATTTGGATATGTATCTCTGCCAGGAGCGATTACATAGTATGGTCTGTTAGTCTCAAAACCACGAGGTAGTCTGACTAGGCGCTTATCAACGCCAGCATTAGTTGCTCTTGGAACAAGTCTTACAGGGGTTCCAGTTTGGAATCCATGAGGGTCGGTCTGTCCTAGACCAGTATCAATCGTGAATACAGTTGCTCTACCAATCAGAGCCGAAGACTCAATGATAGGTTCAACTCTAGTTACCTGATTAGCATTGCCATTGAGGACCAGATTCACAACATCGAAGTATCCTTCGATCGCGGACGCAATGTTAGTACACTCGGGATATGTATCGTCTTGAGTGATCGAGAGGTCAACGACTCTTTGAGCACCAGAGTAGATATTAGAATTCTCGAAGTACAACCATGCAGTTGTGCTATCTTGCTGTGGTTGATATGTCTGACCAGTGTTAGGATCAGTCAACACGATTGTGGTCGCATTAACAATCTGACCAATAATTAGTGGACTACCACCGAGCAAGTTAGTGCCCAGAGGAACAGCACCTTCGTTTAGAAGACCATTGGTGAAGTCAGATTCAGCATACTCATTGACCTGCATACCAGGTACAAGACCAGAAGTGTCGCCAACAATAACGTTGGTGCTGCTGGTAGACGTGGTGCAGTTCTTGATTAGCAGTGTGCCATTACGGATTACACCGAAGATCAATCTCTTCAGATAGTCATAAGCAATCAGAGTCTCGGTAAGTTCTCCATCAACATAGGATACGTTACCACCAGAGATGTAAGACTCTGCAGCATATACAGTGTTAATGTTACCACCAACGCGAAGGTCTTTTACGACTGCATCAGTGATAAATCCGATGTCTCTTTCACACTTGGTGATAGTCAGAGACTGATTAGTCAGCAGTGCTGGATAGAGATCAGTGATATATCCATAAGTTTCTTGTGCCAGATAGTCTCTGTTCTTCTCGATGAGGTTAGCAGCATCATATGCCTTGTTAAAGTCATCGTTACCATCACCATCTAGATCGAACAATACGTTCAGGTTAGAAGGTGTTAGAGTAGACAGAGATGCTCTGTAAGTAGTGATACCAGATGGTTCTAGTGTACCATGGTAAGTTTGCTTACCACCTACACCACCAGAAGGTAGTTTGACATATAGTCTATCATCTTGCTTGGCACCAATTCTGTATCCATCGATGGATGCAGCAGGACGTGTTGCTGGATCTACATTGATATCACCTGCTAGGTATAGCTTGGTGTCGTTAGCAACATCGTTGGATGCTTCAATGTCAAGGGTGTAGTAAGCATTCTTCTTGATTGCTTCCTGATTTGTATTAACAACCTTGGGAGGAATAATAGCATCGATGTAACCACCTTTGTCCTGGTTGAATGCAAATCCTTTGAAACCAATAGAGTGGAGCGAGGTGTTACCGAAGTTGGAGTTCGAGTTGGTGATAGACATGTCACCACCACTTTCCATCAGGAAGTGATCGTGGAAACCAACAGCGAAGACCGAGACGCACTGGATGAAGGAGTCATCAGAAGCACGAATGTGGAAGTTTCTCCAATCATCCTTCCAATATGCATCACCCTTGGTGTGATAAGGAATCGTAGCGAAAGCATCAGTTAGAGATGCTTGATTCCAAGTGTTAGTGAATCTATCGTAGCGGATGAACGCACGGTCGTCTTTCTGTAGAGAAACACCCGTGTACTGTGCAACAACCATCGACTTGAATCCAGTTGCCTTGGATCCATCTGCCCACATACCACACTGACCCCAGGTGGATCTGATGGAGCAGTTAAAGACATAAGGAGATGCAGACTCAACAGAGTCAATCTCTGCCTGAATCACTGCACTGGTGCCAAGACCGTTAGCAGTGGTGTAAGTTGTGCCAGAAACTAATCCTAGACCAGCAGCGGTGATAGGAATAATGTATTCAAAGACTTTAGGGTTGTTATCATCAATGTTTTCAACCTTAAATGTTCCGTTGACCTCATCAGATAGACCACTATTGATAACAGCGATGTACTGACCTTTGAAGTATCCGTGCTCAATCTTGGTGGTGACAGTGAGTCTAGAAGTTGATGTACCAGGGATATCAACAACTTCGATCTGCTCAACAGTTCTAGTATCAGATAGAGGACCAACAATTCTGGTCTCCTGTACCAATGCTTCTAGTTCACCATCATCGATAGTAGGTTGGAACTGTGCAAATGCCCTACCAACTTTCTCATAGAAGCGATCCAATTCATCATTACCTGCATAGGTCATGATGCAGATCTTGTGGTGAGAATACTCGGGGATCTTTAGATCAGTAGAGTTCTGTTTATAGTAAACCTTACCCACCTTGTCTGCCTGATCATATAGTGGGGAGTTCTCGGAGAGGTCACCATCCTTGATAGTGAACTGCCACAGGTAACAACCACCAGTCAGTTTGAAGATACCAGTTCTCTCTTGATCGCCATCTACAGGATCGGGAACATACAGAGGTCTGATGATAGTACGACGAAGGTCATAACCGATCAGAGAACAACCTCTAGGAACAATACAACCGCCCTCGGTAGAGTTGAACTTGTAGAGTACGTTATCAGGGTTGCCTAGATCAAGGATGCTATCATCTTGCCACTCTTGAAGTGCTCTGTTGTAGTCAAAGACAGGAACAACACCTGTAACCTGAACCGATGCAAGAGCAGAAAGACTACCAGCGTTGATAACATCCGTCAGGATCGTCATCAAAGTCTGGATGTTAGTCTGAACGTCAATACATGTACCAGGGTTACCAGACGCACCATACTCGATGTCTGGGGTGTTAGCACCCGCAATAGCAGGACCAGGAGAGATAGTCAGATCCTTGTCATACAAGGAGTTCGTGACTGCCAGTTTCATCATGTCACGCGCTTTATTGTAAGCGGTGATGCTTTCTGCCTCTTCACCAACAATACCGTCAGCAAGGGGATTGCCCTCTCTGTCGAAGTATGTCTTCGCAACAGAGATGATGTTGCTGTTACCACCGTTTCTGATGTCAGCAAGTACACCATCAACAACAAATCCGATGTCACGCTTACACTTCTGCTCGCCAGGTGTTTCGTGATCAGTAACAGTTTCAGCAGGTAGTTGAGAGAGGTTACCATCAGTCAGAACGGTCTCAACAATAGCAGCCAAGGTGCCGAGCATACTCGCAACATCTGCACACAATGGAGCACCATTTGGATCAGCAGTAATGGTGTCGTCAGTGATAGTGAGATTATTTTGAAACGCATCAATCATCAAATCTCTTGCTTTATTGAAAGCAACGATGGATTCTGCAGTTTCGTCTTCTAAAGAATCTTCAATGAATTGTGTACCTGCCTCATTGAAATAGGTCTTCAGATACTTACGAGTATATCTGTTACCACCAGCAAGTGCAATGTCAAGAGACAAAGCATCAATATATTCACCAATATCACGCTTACATTTTGTTTCGTAAGCAGCATCTACAGGTGTAGGACCATTTTGAAGTTCAGTCCACGAAGTATCAATAATTTCTTGTCTGTTCAGTTGAATTAGGCGATATGCATCAGCATATCTCGATCCGTCATCAGTTTGGTTATCACCAGGGTGGAAGAAATCAGGATGTTGTACAAAAATTTCAGCAGCAGAACGATCAATGATCAACTGCTTGTTTGCCTCAATCAGGTTACCAGAGTCAAAATATCTGGATTCTGGGTTAGCAGTATCTACAAGACCAGGGCGGTTATCAATAAAGTGATTACCAGGCATCAGCATGATGCTGAACTGGTCAAAACGGTCATTATCCTTACCAGGCAGATAAGAATAACGTGCTACTTCAAGGAAAGCACGCTGGATGGTTTTAAATGGACGGAGAGGTGAATTGCCTCGGTTGTCTAACTCATCAGTCGCATTAAAGTCATCTGGCGATACGTATAGATACTTACCTGTTTTACTTGAGTAAAGGTTATCAAGTCTTGTAAGAGGCATAATTAACCCAATCCTGCTGGACAATTTCTTCTGGATTATTTATACAATAAAACCTCCCCTTGTAGGGAGGTTTTACAGCACACGGAAGGGGTTTGGTTTGGCAGTATCGCCAACTCCTCCACCTGGACTCGAACCAGGAACCTATTGATTAACAGTCAACCGCTCTGCCTAATTGAGCTATAGAGGAAGGGGAATATCCCCTGCTCGTCAGCAGGGGAGGCACCAAGAGGGGTCCCACCTCTCTCTCACATGGGTTGTGTTTCCGATTCTTTTTTCTCTCGGAGATGTGAGCACGGATGTATTCCAGTCCGTTATGGAGAATAGGAGACTCGAACTCCTGACATCCTGCTTGCAAAGCAGGCGCTCTACCAGCTGAGCTAATTCCCCGCAGGTACAAGTGGTTTATGATAGTTAAACCAACCTGTAATGATGTACTTATGCTCATTTGGAGCAACTTCGCCCCTATGAGTATAGGTCCAATCGCCTGGCCAGATCAAGGTTTTACCCTTTCTTGCCTGAACTGTGTGTTTCTGATGATAGAACTCGGTTCCACCACCTTCTTCCACATGATTAAGATAAGTCATCCAAACTAGATGCCTATCATTATATGGATGGATTGCATTACAACGTTCTGTATGCCAGTTGTAAAAACCTTCGCCTGGTTTATACCACTGGATATTGAATCCCTCGACTAATCCCCAAGGACCGTATTCGTTACAATAAGGAAACTTGCGAACATACTCGTCAGTACAGTCTCTCAACTGTTCGACATAATTTGCTATAACAGGAAGGTTTTCCCATTCCGAGTTAAACATGGTAAGATCAGTAGATTTCTTACCTTCGTCAGGACCACCATATGTAATGCCAGGACAACGATGTATTTTAGCGAACCTAGAGTTGTGAAAGAAATCAATGATTTCATCACAAATAGAGATATCTCTGATGTAAGTTTCTAAAGTAAAATCCATGTTATCCTGAATGTCGGTGAGAGGACTTGAACCTCCACGTCATAAGACACTAGAACCTAAACCTAGCGCGTCTACCGATTCCGCCACACCGACGAAAAGGGGGCACTGCTTCTATACGCAGATCTTTTGTACTCCCCCAAAGAGCCACATGTCGGACTCGAACCGACGACCTACGGTTTACAAAACCGTTGCTCTATCCAGCTGAGCTAAAGTGGCATCTTGGTAAATTCAAACTCCCCGAAGCGTCCGCCCCAGACTTGTTCTGTAGTTCCTACAAGGAATCCACGATCAACCACATTATAAAAGTCTACGCCAAGAGTTGCCTCATTTCTAACGTAGGTCATTTGATCTGCCTTGTAGGGAACCAGACACTCACAACCGTCAATAGAACCATTAAATTGGTCTTTATCTGGGTCGTAAGTCATAATTGTATCACACTTTGTCTTGTGTGTCAACCCCTTGTCGTACTTGATTTGCTCTAGATTTAGAGCACCCAAATAACGCCATTTTTCAAAGTCATAATTAAGGACCCTAATCTGCCCATTAGGGTCTTCAACTGCTTCTACAATAAACTGCCTATATGGAGCATGTAGTTTGTAATTGTACGCTTGCTCACCATAAAACATGGTGTCCGTGCCAGGGACTTTATGATGAGTTAGGCGCACCATAGCGAACCTAGAGGGGTTAGAAAATGCTTGAACTTTGTTTTCCCACGTTCCCTCAAACCATTCTATAAATTTTTCAATCATCTTTAGGTAATAGTTCTGGTTTATCAACAGTAAGTTCAAACATGCATGGATGACATTCTTCCGCCATGAGATATGAAGACCATTTATACAGTTCTTCGTCATCCCAATCTCGACCTTCCAACGCTTCGGTTTGAATCGCTGGATGATCTTGGACAATTAGAGGAAGTTCGTCAAAGGTATATGGAATACCTTGGATGAAATACATACGCACTACGTTCCCCATGTAGAAACAATATGCTTGGGTTAGTGTGTATTTCATAACATTTCCACTACATTTTATTTAGTAGTGGAATAGGGCAAGCGAGACTTGAACTCGCACGAACTTTACGTTCAACAGATTTTAAGTCTGGTGTGTCTACCGATTCCACCACTGCCCCTTGGGACCTCTGTATTATATCACAGAAACATCCCTTTGTCACTCATATAACGAAGTGCTTCCTTCATTCCACCGATATGCTTGTCACCAATGGCAATTTGTGGAAAAGTAGCATCTTCGCCAAATTCTTGCTGAAATGCATTCTGGGTAAAGTGCTTATCTAGACGATATTCGAGATATTCGTCAATATTCTTCAAATCTTGGAGCAACATGCCCATGCGCTCACACTCTTGACTGCCGTTACTGTAGATTACTGCTGTGGTCATATTCGATGACGATTTTTTTGTGTTGAGTTTTTTTGTCGCAACAGACGATATAGTGTACTTCAGTGTCTAATAACTCACCAACCTTCTCTAGGAGATTTTTGGCGATATTCATATTAGTCACGCTGACGCCAGTCGTCGGGTTTGTCTCTTCCGAACCATTCGTTGATGTCATCTGCACCGTCAAATCCAGTTTTGTAGTTATTTGGGTCAGGATCGCCTAAACCCATTTTGTTCATAAAATCGTCCATGCTACCCTCTTGGATATCTTGAGCAGCTTGTCTTCGTGCCTTGTTTAACCAATCTCGGGCAGTAGTGTGTCTCTTGGCGAGTTTCTCTGCCCAAATCATATCGTCAAGTTTGACTTCTTCCTTATTTGCAATCTTCTTGCAGATAAACTCCAGTCGGAGTCTATATTGAGTTGACAGCATAAATCACTCGCGCAGTTTTAGCTCTAGATCTTCGAGTTTGTGATACTCTGCATGTGCCGCTTCTTGGCGGTCACATACAATATTTAGAATGTCACCCACAATGATGTCATTCTCAACATAGTCATCAAGGTATTTGTCGATTGCTTCTTTCAAATACCGATATCTATGCCACTCTGGTGAATAGGGTTTGTAGTGCATGATAAAGCGATTTCATACAACGATTATAGGGCAATGTCGCCATTTTGTCAACTCGACCTTCAGGACGAAAAATTAGTGGCGAATTTTTTTCGGAATTCTGGTAACCGAAAGTCGAATTTCAGTTGAGGAAAATCGACAGACCTTTGATGGTTAGTGTACCAGCTGGGTTCATGATGTTGAGAGTGCCTACCTTGTTAGTAACAACACTGTTACCTTTCATAGCAGTAATAGCAAACGCAGCGCCAGATTTCATAAGGAATCCCATCTTATTGACACCTAGAGTCAAGGAATAGGTCTGTGTAGGTGGTTTCTTGTCAGTAATTGCTTTGAGACCAAAGATTTTCTCTTCCTTTGGACCATAGATTTTTTCAACTACTTTCCCCAAAGTTTTGACGCCCAGACCACCAGTAGTTGACTGAATGTTGACGTTCTTCAAAGACCTCAAATTAAGGCGTCCACCCTGAACATCAACCTCATAACTTCCCTGGATCTTATGTGTAACATCACCAGAGGTGTTAATAACATGAGTAGCACCAGGTTTAATCTGCTGGTCAACTACAACCTCACCAGTTCCTTTGGTGATCTTACGACCATCAATGTTCTCATTCAAAAATTCTGCGTCAAATGTGATGTCCCCCGCAAATACATTAAACTTGCCGCTACCATCACCAACCTCAATGTTGACAACTTCCCCTGCTTTAAGTGTTAGAGTCTTGATAGCATGGATAAGTACGTTGTCTCCCTTGATGCCACAATCATCTCCCGATGCTTCAATAGCAACACCTCCCTCTGCCATGACAGAATAGGCAGGGTCCTCTTTAGTTGCGCTTCCAATTCCTGTTCTAGTAGACCCAACTCTCTCTGAATCTTTTGGACCCGTTGCTTGAATAGCAATAGTTCCAGATGCTTTCTGGATTTGATCACCTGTATTCAGAATGAGTTTGCCACCACAACCTGCTTGTCCTGGCACACCAGTAGAGAACGTCATGTTGCCGTTCTCATCAAAGAACATGGCACTTTGACCATTGGTGACCGTGTAACCGCCTGGTTGTCCGTCGTCACCCCTCCAACTCATGCAGGTCCAACCATCAGACACCCAGTGTACTGTTGGTTTGCCATTACAAAATGCATCATCAGATACGCTTGCTTTTCTACCACCAGCTGGTTCTGCCGCAGGTTGCCCCGAAGCAGAACTCTGGTGTGATTTATCGACGTTTGGTTTAGTATCAGACATTATGGGCAATCAATATAACGACCAGTTCCAATCTTAACGAGTCCTCTGCTGTTGAGATCTTCGGAGGAGAGACAGATCATGTTTGGTAGAACAATGGCACCAGATCCTCCACCACCAATCAGTTTAACGACTGGTTTCTTATCATTGTATGTCTTTGTTCTGTCCTTGATCTGGACACTCGTAACATATCCTCTTTCATCAATGATAGCAGTTGCCAAATTTGGATCTCCATTTATGTATACTTCGGGAGCAGACGTATATCTGATACCAGGAGAAATAAGAGTAAAGGAATCGATGATGCATTGTACATCATTATCTTGTGCTAGGTTACGTTTGTATCCTAGTCCACCTCTAGTAACTCTAATCTCCGACACAAATCCGTTGGTGTCAAGAAGAGCGATAGCAGTAGCACCATACCCCTCTCCAGAGATGATAACTTGAGGTGCTTCGGAGTATGACTCACCAGTATCATTGATAGGGATGCTAACAATAGATCCATCGGAACCAGTGATAGGATCACCTGCCGTTGGTTTGTTAGGAACGTATTCAGGTACAATATCCTTCTCGTCATCGTCGTTGACGCCATCACCATCTAGATCCTCAAACCCACCACTAGCAAAGATGGTTGCAGAAGCTGATGCAGATGTTCCCATGATTCGGAACGTCAAGTTCTCTGCAGGTTCTATTCTTTCATCTTCCAAGATACCAACAATAACTCTTGCTTGGTTATCCTTGATCTTGAATTTACCAGTGATTGTACCACCAACAAAATCATTAGCGTCAACATCACCTAGAATAACCCAATCAAACTCTGTGTTGTCATCGACATTCACACTTGTGATAGAGAAGATGATGTCTTCACCCTCTATGTAAGCAGGTTTGTCAGTGGTAACAGAGATGCTAGATTCAACTCCTAATTCAGGATCAAGTGGCGAATCAGGGAACAGAGATTCCTCATAGTCTGCTGCAATATCTGTGTCAGCAAAGGAACCTGTATCAAAATTTGCGTCAGCAAGTTCGGTGTTTCCTGGATCAAACAGAGTGAGTCTGAATGTTTGAATCCGACCCAACTCAATCTCTTCTTGCATAGTAAGAGTAATCGTGCCTCTACAACGTGGGATAGAGATTGTTTGTAGATCTCCTTCCTCGTCAAGGAATTCTTCTGTTAAAGTTTCATATTCAGATACCGTAACAGTTCCCGTGAGAGATGGATTAGCATCATCAATGTACTCTTCTACTATATCACCAGTCAACTCATAAGTCAAGACAGCACCATGTGCTACGTTGGAAGTGTTGACCGTGAACGTTACGGTGTCACCACCAGCAACGATGGTCGGATCACCAATGACAGAGTAAACCTTGCTGCCATCAAAAGTGACAGGCAGTGAGATGTCATCGTCATCATCGTCATCATCAGGACCACCAAAGATATCATCTGGGATGTCATCATCATCTGGGAAGATATCATCATCATCGTCATCAGGATCGTCATCAGGAATCACAGGACGATCAAACTCTGGTGTGTCAGGTCTACCAGGACCAGGTGGTACTGGCGGACCAGGTGGTTCTGGGATTGGTTCTGCTGGGACACCACCAACAAAAATAACTCTAGTTCCTTTAGGATCTAGGTAGTCTTGACTCTCTTCACAGTAGAATCTCTCACCAGTGTCACCGTTCTCAATGTCATCGAGCATTTTGTCCAACCAGTCATCATCATCTTCATCCTTGGAGCAATCAGTACACTTAACAGTTTCCTTTGGACAGTTACTATCAGGACCACTACAAGAGATGCCTAGGAATGACATGACCTTTGAGATGGCACCACCAATCATGTTTAACGGTGATGCTATGATTGATAATATACTCTGTAAAGGTCCAAGTATACTACTTATCAAACCTTCAATAAGTTCTAGGATCTTATTGATGATACCTTCTACCAAGTTAATGACTGCACATGCTGCTGGAGAGAAGACATCCATGATAAAATTGAACAGCAAGTTCGTCAGGAACGCTGCAATTCTATCGGTGATATTCTCGATGGAACAACCGAGTGCCTTTAGGATCTGCTCTAGTACCTTCTGAATTCCATCGAGCAAACGACCTTTCTTACCAACAGATTTGTGGTCCTGCTCTACATCTTTGGGTACTTTCTCTTTCTGCTGTTTGAATACCTCAATACCCAACAGACCATTGATTAGATCTTGAATGCCCTGACGTAGATTCCTAATGATTTCAGACTGGGTGCGACCTAACAAGCTACGGACAAGTCTAGTGACTCTACCGATATGATGTCTAGCAATCGCTACCTTGTCATACAAGAAACCATTTACCTTACTGACATAGAAGTTACCTAACTGACCACCAGACTGTTGATTAGCAGCGAGCATCTCACCAATGATGTTCTGCATCTGCTTACCGAAGTTGCTCTCCGTACCACACTTCGGGTTGGCAATAGTAACACAGTTCTGTGATCCAATAGGATTAGTCTCACTATGCTTTGCACGTAGAGCAGCAATGATAGCAGGAGCACCTTTCTCCTCATTAGAACGAGCAGCAGCTGGTTCACCACCATCTATGTTAGCACCAGTCTCGGGGTCGGTTCCGTCAGTGCTATCTTGAGACCTATCTATCTGTGGGATAACATCAGCAGCACGTTGCCTCTCCAGTCCTCGGGGACCATCGCTACCACCTTGACTGTCCTGATTGACAACAACAGTAGATGATTTAGTGTGACCAATAGATCCCATGATAACAGGCTTCTGCCTATCATTATCAAGGAAGAAACCAATGACCCAGTTGCCTGCACGAAGTTCTGCAGTAGCACTTGACTTACCATCACTGAATGGTGTAGTCACAGGCATGACTACGTTTGCCCAAGGCAGTTGCTCTGTTGGTGTCTGCTGTCCCTCCTTTAGGTGTACACCAACGATACGCACACGATATCTACCAGATTTCTTGGGGTCACTCTCTCTCCCCGTCTCAACCTGTCCAATCCACCAGTTGAAACCATCAGAACCTATTGAGTTTGTCTGTAATAATGACGATAATACTGGATCCATACCAATAAGGTTTATTTTTATTTAGTTGTGGTATTCGACTCTTCGTTAGGTCTACCGTAGGAGTCTCTAACTAGAGTCAAGTATGTGTTTGCTCTTCTTGCTTTTGTTTCACATGCGTGATTAAGTTTAGCAACCAAGTAAACACCACTGTGCTCTGGATCATATAGGTCTGGTTGTCTATCTTGTGTTGGAATCTGGTTAGGTATTCTTATCTCAACAGTAGAACCAACTCTCAAGTCAAGTCTGATAGGAACTGTGATCAATACCTGCTGATTGTTCTGCGACTCAAGTCTAGCGATGCTCTGTGCAACATAATTCTTCTGCCAGTCAGGAAACTCGGCAGTGTTTTGTTTACCACCGTCTGGTTTCTCTGGTGATGCTACCTCGACACCATCAAACCAGGTCTCATGGTCAATCAACACAGACATGATTCTACTTGGAGTAGCCGCTAGATCTGCTTGTCCTTTAGCAAGACCTGACTGTGATCCAAGATGCTCCATGTCATCGAAAGAATCCTGTAGTTTATAGTTGTACTCCTCGTATGCACCTGTGCTGTAGTTGTAGAAACAGATGACATTAGAGAACGTACCCATCCTCAACTTGGTAAGGATGTCAATCTCTTGCTGGAAGTCAATGCTTAAAATCTTTTGCTGCTTTGACGCACCAGCGACAGCATCAGTCTCTTGCGTGAATATTTCTACTGGAGGATTCTTATCGATAGAATTCAATCTATCAATAGAATTAAAGTAGTATCCGTCTACGTTCTGATAGAAATAATATCCTGCACTACCAGTTGACTTTGCAAACTCACCCGTGACACTGTTGCTTGAGTTGTTTACCTTACTGTCTTCAGCAACAGTCTTCATCCTCATAGACTCAATGATAGAGAAGGGAGTCTTCTTACCAGGAAAGAATCTAACCTTAAACATTGCAGGATCTGTTTTAATCCTGTCACCAGCAACACCAAGTTCTTCTGTCAATAATTTTCTGACGATACCATCTCCCTTTCCAGTAAGTATAGTACCAACTCTCTTGGATTCATTTAGCAATGCTTCTGCAGAGATCAATCCAAGAGAATACTTCTGGAATCTATCACCAGAGAATCTACTGTGTATTCTAAAGACCTTGAAGTTATATACCTGCTTCAGTTTACCATCATCGTCACCAATTTGTGTCATAGTAATCTTGATGTCTTCATACCCCTGAATGGGTAGAGATGAGATCAAGTTGGCACCAGTGTCAACCAACTCCAAGTTTGCCTCGAATGTTGGGAGACTAATGTTCTCGAAGTAATCAAACCTAATGACTAGATCGGTAATGTTTTGCTTGTCACCATCAACTGAAGTAATGATACATTCTTCTAGTTGTAAGTCAGAAGCGTATGATAACTCGGACATTATGCAACAGGATTAGGATTATAGTATGCCTCTAGACCAGATGATCTACCAGGTGAGATAGCAGTGTTCTGTGTAGTAGGCGGCGCAGATGTTTCACGCGATTCCGTTTGTCCTACTGGGGTATTTAGAGCAATGACTTGACCCTGCGAATTTCTGATAGGTCTATCAGGTTTCATAGCAGTCATGGTCTCTACTGGTTGCGAGGCAGGAGGATTGATTGCCTGGGGACCATTAGCAGGAAGCAGTTTCTTCTTCTTTAATCTTCTCTGAATCTCATTCTGTACAACAGTAGGTGTACCAGTGAAGATGGTAGTGTTAGTCTCCTGATCAATCAGTCTGTCGATAGGTGGTCCAAGACCGAAGAATCTTCTACCTCTCTGATAGGTAAGACCCAGTTCATCAATACTAAATGTACTGCGGTCACCTGATTTAGACTTGCTAATGAACTCGGCAAGATTCGCTGCACCAGTTTCAGATATTGTTGCTGGATCATTCTTCTGCACCTTGGCTTTCATAGCCCTAACATGCTTCAGTGTATCATCCCAAGATAGATGTGCCTTGTTGTTTCCAACTCCAGCATAGTAACTGCGACCACCAGCATCAGCAGGCAGTGCTGCCCACTCCATGGAAAGATTACGCGCAAACTTTTCATCACTAATCTCACCAGCCAAGTATTCGTTCAGTCCACGACGCACCAATAACATCTGATAGATTTGATCCTGCCCCTCTTTATTGAAGACAAACGAACCAGGATCCTGATTATTGTTTTCTAAAACTTCTCTAGCAGTTCTCATTTGAATCTGATACCTGCCCATGGCAAACTGTCCACCAAACTCATTGTTTAGTTGGTTGACTGTCTTCTCCATGATACTGGTGTCTTCTCTACCACCAACCAGTTTAGTGTAACTGTTACCAGACTCTTTAGCGCCAAGGAACTGTGCGAAGTCAGCACTACCTTGCTCATTATAGTCACCTTCTACTCCATATCTACCACCCACTGGGGATGCGATGGGAGCGCCACCACCAGTATCCTGCGGTGCTCTCCTGCCTTGGTTGATAACATTCTGCAGGTCTTTCAATAGACTGCTTCCCGTCTTCTCTGCAGGTACAGGAGGAGGTGAAGATGGTGGTGCTGATGCCAGTGTGGCGGGCAACCCATAGATATCTGCTACAGGTCTTGCTTGTGCTGTGATTGCTGCCTGCAATCTAGGATCTCTACCACCAATCTCTTGTTGATACTGTTGCGTAGCAGACAGAACATGACCACCACTCACCATCATAGGCAATGACATTGCCGTAACCAATGCTTTATTCATTTCAGGACTCGATTGTAACCCAGCAGTCCTGGGTTTGTCCGAGTATTTAGGAATTTTGAGTGGCGTAATACCCATATTTCCACGTTCATACTTCGGTGGAGTTGTGTCTGGTTGTTTCAGCGACCCCATTTCATACTGTGGTGTGGGTCTAGTTACACCATCAACAGCACTCGGTTCTCCTTGAGTGTAATTATTATCAAGAGGCACAACCATCTCATCACCATGTAGTGTGACTTCATATCCACTATCAGGACCAGATACTATGCCACCCTGCTCCAGCTGTGGATTGTCACCCTGCTGCATGTTATACATCTGCTGCATCTGGAACTCTATGTTCTGCTGATCTGTAGCACCTATCGTCTTGCTTTCATCTTTAGCAGTAGAAGTATCATCAGGTATCTCAAGACTATTGTTGTCATTCTGTTTCTTTAGACGCGCTTCCTGCCTGATGTTTTTCTGTTTCTCCTCACTAGATTTAAGTGTTGCCGTCTGCTGATTGACAGCAGCAATTAACTTGTCAAGTTTACCCTCAATGCTATCTGTTCTCTGACTAATCTGGGAGACAACATCAGTTCTCATTCCAGAAATATTGGTAGCAATCGCAGTATTTTCTTGCGCTTGTCTATTGATAGAGAGGGCAGTCTTTTCTAGAGACTTGGCGATGTCCGACACAGCAGACAAGATATCTTCTCTAGATATTCTCTGCTTTGAACCAGATGCTGCTTGCGCTACCTTCTCTGTAGAACTGGGTTGCTGCCTAGGATATGCTGAACGAGGACGAAGTGCTGGGTCATCAATACTAATGTCATCCAGACCCAAGGCATCACGAAATCTCTGCGTGCTGCTTCTCTTCTTTCCCTTGAAATCTAAAAAAGTAAAGAAGTTTTTCCTTGGATTCTTTAGTAGTTTAGTTCTATCTTTTAGATTTTTAAATGCTTCTTTCTTATCATCAATCCAGTTACCACCAAAGGTATGGAACAGTGCTGCCTTAAAGAAGTGCCCCTTTTCAATACCTGCTTCTTCTAAAGATGTTTGATTTCTCTCTGCTAAATCTTCTGCTCTATCTCTCTCAACTTCCGCCATTCTTCTGGCAGCCATGACCATACTGATGGCATCACCAAGGTGATTCCTTCCACCGTCTAAACCCTCGTATGCCTCGGTAAATGCTGCCATTAGTTATGATCCCCCCTGATATTTAGTACAACGATTGCAAGATCAAGGATCTGGATGCACCATGCATCCTACCACCAGTAGCAACAGTTGCTGATGGTGCTGTTGAACCACCACTACTAATTACTGGTTTAGTCATGTTAATAATAAATGTAGTTTGCATCTGCTCTTCCTCCTCATCATACATGAGAATATCAGGAGTAAACTTTGCATATGCAGAGACAACTTCTTTCTGGGTCTGTGCATCAGCAACAGCAAGCAAGTGATCTCTTGCCACACCTGTGGATTGTGCATGTGGAATGACAATCTCTTCACCCTCCTCACCCATCAGTGCGACGTGTGGTTTGTCATATGTTAGACCACCATTCTTGTATGCAATGTGAACATGATGATGGTGCGAGTCTGGATACTCACGATAAGATCCAGTACCTCTGTAAGCAGGTGATCCATGTACCAGTTCGACTGGGGACACACCCTTTGCTTTGTTCCACTTGATAATCTCACGAATGACAGGTGCCTGTTCATCAGCACCAGATGCACCTGGGTAGTCACCATTCTGTGGAGTAGAAGGAGAGTAACCACCAATATCTAGTGCTCTGCCACTGTAGTGCATGGACATGGCACGATGACCACTATTCTGCGACCAAGGTGGGTGATCTGGATGTCTATGAATTTGTCCAGTAACAGGTAACTTATCTTTCAATCCTTTTAGATGCGTTCCCAAGTCACTAGCAGTCTTGCTACCACCAGTAGGATCTCCGTCCGAAAGACCCTCTCTAGAGTCCATAGCTCCTAGGTTGGTGAAGTCAGAGTTTACATCCTCACCTGACCTCATAGGGAACCCAAAGAACCTAGCAATCATGCCCAGCATACCTTCCTTGTTTGCCTGTGGTTCTCCATCCTCTCCCTCGGGACCACCAGCAGGACCATAGTATGGTTTCTCCGCCTCTGCTTTCTTCTCATACTGATCCATGCGTGATCCAATGCCGATAAAGGATCCACCAGTACCACTAACAGCATTGACATGAGTGATGCCAAACTGTCTAGATAATTTACCCGCTTCTCTATTGTATAGTGGCGCAATATAGGATGCAGATGGTCCTGCCTGGCGCATGTATGCTGTAGTAGATCCTAGGATACCAGAGATAATAGGAGCGTAGAGTGCTGTTGCTGGGTCAGCATTCTTATGTGTAATTAGTTCTGTTCCATGCAAGATTGCAGTGCCAGGTTTTGTAGCACCACCAGTCTCATACTGATCAGGTCCAATACCTAGAGCATCCATGAAGAATGCAGTGAAGTTTTCATCACTAGGCATTGGGAAGTTTGGTTCAATGTGCCTCTCATATGCTGGGATGTCAATCTCCCTAAACAAATCAAGCATAGCAAAACCAACACCAGCAGCAGGTATTGCACCACCAAATGATAAGAACATACCTTTCCAGTCACCCATCATACCACGAGCAATACCCTCAACAGCACCGTAAATAGTACCAAAACCTGGCACTAATTTACTTGCCAGTTTAGCAGTCAAATTTTCTGCTGCTTCCGCCCCAAGTTTCTTTGCCAATGCATTACGAACAGGAGCACTCATCAACGCACGCTGAAGAACATTAGGAGTTTGACCCTTAACAGCTTTATCCATAGCCCCAGCGGCTGCTTTTCCACCAGCAGCTGTCACAACTTTTGGTGCAGCTCTTCCTGTCATTTTAGCAATAGATTCTGATGCCAAACTAGAAGCACCCTTACCCATCACCTTACCGACACGATTACGACTACTGTAAGTCGCACCTCTAGCAATTGCTCTTTTAGTTTGCTCCTTGGTGACAGTAGATACTGCTCTCTTTCCCGCAGATTTCTTAATAAATTTTGGAGCATTCTTAATAGCGTCACTCTCTTTAATAACAGCGTCCAAATTTTTAGTTTGTGTGCCTTTAACAAACCACGCTGCTGCTCTCTTGGTTCCAATCTTGTCAATCAGACCTACACCTTTGATAAACAGAGGTAACGCTACTCTAGTTCCTTTAACAATAGCAGCAGCAATTTTAGGACCAAATTTGGATCCAACTTTACCAGTTACTGATCTAGTAAGACCAACTGCACCACTACTGATAGCAAAGCTTGCTACCTGTTTATAAAGTCTCTTACCAAGAGAATTGATTAATGCTTTCTTTCCAAATCTACCGAGACTTTTAAGACCAATACCTCTTTCAGGTGCAAGGAATGTCAGCACCCTCGAAAGTCTTTGTATTGACCTTCGTATTGCTTTGAGAGCAGGACTAGTTACCCTCGCACCTGCAGCAGTCTCGGGAAGTTCGACAAAATTATTATCAGCCTGTCTCTCTAATCTTGCCTCTGATCTTCTGTCTTCAGCGAGGTCTGCCTGCTTTACAAGGAGTGCATTCTGTGCCTCATAAGCATCAGTCAATGCATCAATCTTTGAGGCAAGTAGACTGTCTTGTGCTTCAATAGCATTCAACAATCCACCAGTCAGTTTGAGATTGGATTGGATCAGCGCATTCTGCTGCGCTAATCTGTTGTCGATTGTAGTAAGTTGTCCTTGTACTTTCTGCAAGGACCCAGTAAGAACGCGAAGAATTTTGGTGTTAGTTACACCAGTGCTACCCTTCTTCTCGGGGACGGGGATGTTTCCACCTTTCTTATTGATGAACTCTGCCAAGGATCTCTTGACACTATCAGGCATGTCATCAATGACTGACGGATCTATTTGATTGTCAGTTTCCTCGTTCACATTGATGTCCTCGCTGCCTCTTGTTTCTTCTTCTCTTCTTGAATGTGTTGAATCAAGAGGGAGGTGTATACTTCACGCTCCCAAGGCATCATGTTTTCTATCTCTGTCAAGCTATATTTATGGTACTGCATCATAGCAAAGTTAGTCTTGTAATAGCCCTCCAAACTATTTTGGAAGACCGCTATGCGAAAAAAGATTGCAGTCCCTCAATGGTGTAAGAACACTCGTTACCAGTGTTAGGATTGATCACAGTAAATGTATGAGTCAAGCGTGGCATAGTCTCATAGAACTTTTGGATTGCCTCAAACTGTTTAGTTGTCAGACTCTCCACAAACTCACGGAACTCTTTCTTACTTGTAGTAGAAGAGTCATACACATCCTCACCTTGGAAGATCTGATCAATGTGATCAGCAATGAATGTGAATACCTCATCAGTAGTCACATTCTTATCCAAGAACTGCGACTCAATAAATCTATCCATACTAGGATACCTCATCACAATACCAGACTCTTCGTCCAGCATGATCTTATTGGTATGACCTTCTGGTTTATCTACAATCACGTCATCGATATTGATGTTCGCAGTTGTAGTAGTTTCATTGTCATCTGTGCAGGTGACAGTGAGTTCAATGTCTTCACCCACAGCAGCACCTCTGATCTTGAGGAATAGATACTCTAGATCAAATGACGGTAGGTCATCTACTTTAAGTCTAGAGAGAATGCAACTCTTTAGAATAGATTTTACCGCAGTAACAACTTCTTTCTCTACTCCAGACTCAAACGCTAGCAGGAGAACCTTCTCTTCTTTGACTAGGAATGGTCTGTATTTAATAGTCTTCCCAGTCGAAGGTAACTTCAATTCGTAAGTAGGGACTCCAATCTTGGGTAATGCCATGAAGATTAATTCAAATCGTGTATTTATTTAGCGCGACTTTTTGAGTCAATTTTTGGCGGGAAAAATTTTTCGGAATTCAGGTAAACGGAATCCCAATTTCAGTTCATCGTTCGCACGTCATTATATACTACAGTGTGCTTGCTGTAGTAGAAGTTAGCGGTGACCTTGGTGACCTGGGATGTACCATAGGACATAGGCACAGCATCGATAGAGTATGGGTAGATATCCTCTAGGATATACATGATACTACCACGACCATTGGGAGCGAAGGAACTCTTCTCCGTCTTGGTGATCCTACACTTCGCTAGATAAGTATCTGGATAGTTGAGTCTAATTGCTCTGTTACGAGGTAACGGTTGCTCACCCTTTAATTTCGCTAGCGGCACATTCTTTCCCGCATTAATAATCTTGTCGTGTGCATCGCTAACACCACCAGCATAACCAAAGATAAATGTATGCCATGAAGTGAGGAACTTAAGTGGTGTCATGTTAGCATCACACATCCACCCAAGTGACAGGTCAGTATAAAACTTTGCGTAAGGATATGAAACCTGATTCTCACCTAGAAATCTACCCTGCAGTTGTCCCGTAGCAGTCTGAACGTTAGGTAGCTGCGCTTCGTCACAGAGTAACTTAAAGGTACTAGTCTCTGGACTATAGGGTTCAACTGACTCCGACAATGTTTGCAGCACCGTAGTCTTACCTGCTTCACCCTCTCCTACATCCAATGCTCTGATCCCAGAGAAATCAAACTCAACGTCATAATTATTTGACATTGACATGCCGCCATTGGCAGCAATAGTATTAATAAATGAACTGATAGATCTAGTCATCTAAATAGATACGGAAGGTGTGCGGAAACATTATGCCTTACTCTGGAAAATATAAACCAGCCTACCCACGGAAGTACAAGGGCAATCCCACTAATATTATTTATCGCAGTTTGTGGGAGCGTAAGTTCATGGACTTCTGTGATCATAATGGAAGCATCATTGAGTGGGGTAGTGAGGAAGTAATCATTCCTTACAGATGTCCTACTGATGGGAGAGTCCACAGATACTATCCCGACTTCTACATCAAAGTCAGATCAAAAGCTGGCGTGGTAGCGAAGTACCTAGTCGAAGTGAAACCAAAGAAACAGACACAAAAACCGAATGAGAAACCAAAACGAAAGACAGCTGCTTGGAAGAAAGAAGTTCTAACTTACCTTAAGAATCGCGCCAAATGGGAAGCGGCGGAGGACTTCTGTGAGGACAGGCAGATGAAATTTATCATCCTCACCGAAGATCACCTAGGGATAAAGAACAATGGCAAGAAGAAGCACTAAAGGATTCGGAACCAATAACTATACCACTATCTTCGAGAAGGTTAGTGATGCTACAGGTGGAGAGAAGAAGTCTCTCTCGTGGTACAAGGGTAAAGTAAAACAACTAGCATCAACCTTCGTAGAGACACCAGAAAAACTAATCCGTCAAGAGAAAAGAGATGCGCGGGATCAGGTGCAGGATGAGAACTTACTTCGCATGAAAGTAAGAGAGGGTCACCTATATTTCTTTGAGTACAAAGCAATGTCAAAGTGGTTGCCTTACTACGACAGGTTTCCACTAGTGTATGTTATCAAACAAGATGGTGAAGGATTCTACGGAGCAAACCTACACTACATCAAACCAAAGAGACGAGTCAAAATTATTCAAAGACTAGAGAAGGGATTGATTGACATCCCTCGCACATTGGTGCATAAATATCTTTATAATCACTGCGAAAGTAAGTTCCTAGATCTTGCCATAGATGAGTGGGAGACTTCTATCTTCTTACCCGTCGAAGACTTTATCATGACTAGAGGTACAGGCAAACTACCATACGATAGAGAACTTGTATGGAAAGAGACTGAAACAAAATATAATGATCGTATCAAAGCAACACGTATCATTAAAGGTTATGGTAAACAATCAGACAAGGAAATGGTAACGTAATGCCAGCAAACATCCAAAAATTAGGTACTATTCAGGCTCCCACAGATACTCGCTCATCTTTTGAAGGAGAAGATGTATTCAGTACCTATGGTGTAGTACAGGATATCAATGCTAATGGTGGAGTTAATTCTCCACCAAAATACTATAGGTATGACATGATTGATTCCGATTTGGGAACGTTTGATTGGGTAGAAGTAACCGACCAAGATGATATAGAATTCCTTAATATAAAAGCAAGTCAGCAAGGTCTAATCGTATCACCAGACACAAATCTTCCACCACTTGTAGACAATGGAAGTTCAACTGGTGGATTCCGAACTGGTAGTAGCACAAACCATCCACTAGTTACTCAAGCGCCTGTAACAGTCATACCAAATGCTCCTAACCCCAATGGATCTATAGGCACAAATGTTATCCGTCCGATGGCTGCTAACCCATCATTGACTGGTGCATTAAGATATCCATTTGGTCCCATGGGTGAGATCACATCTGATACTGACTATGTTTCTTTTCAATTCTTTGATTACCTACCACCATTCAAACCAAGCGGAGGAAACAGAGGAACGCAGGGTACTACAGCAAATAGTAATCTAGGTATAAAATATACTGCTTACTCACAGAGCATTGACCCATTGAATCTGCAGAAAGCAAACGGTACTTACTACCCAGATATTGTTATGTACATGCCAGAAGATCTGGGTGGACAGTATGGTGCTGACTGGACAGGTAAATCTTTCAACAACGTTGCAGTAGAACTCTTAAGAACAATAGGTTCTAGTGGTGCAATTGACAATGGTAGTTACGGTAGAGCTGTAGACACTGGAGTCGGTGCTCTAAAAGCTCTTGGATATAAAGCAGCAGTTGATGCTATTAACAAAGGTTTGGGAACAAACGTTCAAGACACGGATGCTCTCTCTGGTATTAGTGGAACTATCTTGAATCCAAACACAGAGATGATGTATCAATCCAGTACAATGAGAGGATTTGACTTGCGATTCAAAATGCAAGCAAGAAGTGAGGACGAGAGCGACCAGATCAAACAAATCTGTACAACATTTAAGAGAGCGATGCTCCCTACTTATGGAGGAGAAGTTATCGGTAAAGGTATTGGACCTGGTACTCCGACCGATAAAAAACCAGGCAACGGAAACTTCATTACTCTACCAAAAATTGTTGCTGTTTCTTTTATGACTGGCAACGAACTAAATGAATATGTAACACAATACAAACCATGTGCTATCACTGGTGTTGATATTAATCACACACCAGATGGTGCGTGGGCAGCGTACAAAGGCGGCGCTCCAGTTGCAACTGAAATCAAGATTTCATTCAAAGAACTCAAACTTATCTTCGCACAAGAGATCGCCAGCAAGGGAGCAAGCTTCTAATGTATTTCAGATCAATCCCCGACATTCAATACGATACAAAGCCAGTAAACTATCCGTTTACTTCTTCAGACTTCATCGTAGCAAAGAATTTCTTCAGAAGATTTCAATTAAATCCTGATGTGTTTGACTTTGCATTGCTGTACGATCAGACCACAGTAGAAGATGGTGAGCGTCTAGATCAAGTAGCATACAGAATGCATGGCAAGGCAGAATATGACTGGATCATTGTTCTAGTGAACAACCTTATCGATCCACAATTTAACTGGCCAATGTCAGATAATGTGATGAGAAAATACTGCGAAGAAAAGTATGATGATCCATACTCGGAGATCTTATACTATGAAACACAAGAGATCAGAGTCAATCAAAAGATCAAGACTGACCTGTCGTCGGTAGATACATTTGTAACTGTGCTAGAAGGAGGTCAACGTGTCTCTAGACAATTCTATAATGATTTTTTCACTTACTTCGACGGCACCAATACAGTATCAGTCCCAGGATCCTCGGTGAGCAGAGCGATCACTGCCTTCGAGCATGAGCAAAGAGAGAATGATGACAGAAGAACCATCTATACATTAAGGAACGATCTGATCACCAGATTTGTTGAGGAGTTCCGAGGCAAGAATGCCTACGGTAAATCTTCGGACTACATCTCAAATAAGCTTAAAAAAACGGGGGTTTGACCCCCCGTATCTACTTGAAAAGTAGTCCATAATATGTTGCGATAACCAAGAGGGTCAAGCAGACCCTCTCATAGTTCCACCTCATTCTTCAGCGAGTTTCTGAAAATAGGAGAGGGCATCGTCGTCGTCGGTCTCATTGGTAGAGACACTAGGTGCAGACGGGGTGATGTCAGGAGCGTTGAACCCACCAGTGGTAGGGATCGGATCCTCATCTTCCTCTTGCTGTGCCTGTTGGACAGGGCGAGAGGTGCCGAGCACAGCACCCATGCGGCTCTCGATCTCATCATAGGATTTGAATTGATCGGCAGCAGTGAATGCTTCCAGACTGTGTGCTTGCTTCCAGAGTTGTTCCATCTCGTCATCGTCTGCACTCAATGCAGTAGGTGCAGCGAACTCGGAAGCATCGTAGTTCCAGTAACCAGCGACGGTGCGGATCTTCAGTTTGAAGTTAGCACCTTCCCACAGATCAAAAGGATTGACAGGGGTCTCATCATCGAACTCGGGTTGCATTGCAGCAAGGATCTTGTCATGGATCTTCTTGCCGTACTTGTACAGGAACACTTTGCCTTCGTTCTCTGGGTTAGCAGAGTCACGAACAACATAGATGTTGCTGTAGTAGGAGAGTTTACGCTTGCGTTGGCGAGCGACCTCCTTGTCGCTTTCGACACCGCTGTTCCACAGTTTGTTGTTTGCGGCACAGACAGGGCACTGCTCACCTTTAGTGGTGGGGCAGTTGTCGATCAACCAACCACCAGGACCTTGGAAGGCGTGGTTGTAGAGCTTTGCCCAGGGGAGAGACTCGTTCTCGGGAGCTGGCAGGAAACGGATGACTGCGTAACCGTTGCCAGAAGCGTCAAGTGCGGGCTTCCAGAGTCGTTCGTCGCCACTGCTGTTTGCATTGGTGGACTTCTGAAGTTCCTTCTGGAGGAAATCAAAGTTGCTCTGGGACTTGCGCTTAAGTTCTGCGAAATTAGACATGGATGTTTTGGATGTTGGATGTGGCTTGTGTGACCCCTGTCACGAACGAATTATAACACAGGCAGAAGGCAGGGTCAAGACCCTTCTGCCAGTAGTGTTTCCCTCATGACCTTGATCTTATCGACCAGATCATCGAACACTACACCAGCGTCCTCATTTTCGGACGCCCCGAACATGACAGCAGCTTGTTTAATGCTTTCTGCCATGTCAGTTGCCTCGGGATCATCGGACAACTTCAGTCTAGTATAAAAGACTTTCTGTTTCTCGATCATCTCCTGTAACACATCGAAATATTCTAGCTTTCTCTCGGGAGACAGTGCAGGGAATGTCATCGCTGCCTTCATGCAATACTCTTGCAGTTTGGCAAGTTCTTGTAGGTCGCCTCGGACCATCTCGGATTGAAAGAAATCACTCATACCAATAGTAGTTTTGCTCGACTAGTTTTCTTAATGTAGTTCAGTTTCTGTGCATCGTACTTAAGTTTTTCCTTAAGTGGTTTGCTAATAAGTTTGGGGACCGATTCGATCTCGATCTCATGGGTTTCACAGTAAAAAACGATTGCATCAATGTAGTTCATTGAGTTATCAAAGGCAATCTTCTCAACTTCCTGCGAAAATTTCGCAGCGGTCATAAATTTATCCTCCAGTTTGTCTAGCATATTTTTCCTGGTATTCTCGGATGTACTCTTGTAACCTAATAAGATATTCTTTTTTAGGAGGCATCACTTTCACTTGAGTGTCACCATTTTCACAAGCAACAATCGTGACCAACTTCTTTACCGACAAACCGTATACTTCCTGCAGCATACAAGCGTAGCCACATTCTTGTACAAAATAGTCGTAAAGATATTGCTCCTTCTTTGGTGCTTCTGCTGTCTTGAAATCAATGATGGCAAGTTCTCCTTCATACTCTGCAATGCAGTCCACTCGTCCTGCAATTTGTAAATAGTCAGAGTATAATGCTGCCTCTTGTAGGTATACCCTATTTATACGTTCAAGAATTTCACGAGAAGAATGGAACATCGTCCATGGTAGAGGCATGTCCTTGTACTTCGTGGTATCAAGCTCGTTGTTGATGAAGTCCTCAACTAGTTTATGATACCGTGTGCCTCTACCTGCTGCACGAGTAGTCTTTGCTTGCGCTTTATCTTTACCTACCCGTGCTCTCCACTTGGCAAGACCTGCTTGCTTCTTTGCATTGTTACTAATCACTGTGGTGATAGAAGGATACTTCCCACCAGTAGGAGTGACATAGTATCTCTTCCCATCAATCATCTCTGCGTTCATTTCAATAGGCGAGATGTCACCCACATGATTAAAGATATGCATTAAAGACCCAGGTTAATTTTACTAATGAGATAAGATTTGACTAGACCAGAACGAACGATGTCCTCAATGTTGTATTCAACTAGAGAGAACTCACTCATGTCTTGCAAGATACGTTGGAAGTCAACGATACCTGTGCGTTCATTACTCTTCTGCAAGTCAGACTGACGAGCGTCACCACAGAACATGATCTTTGTGTCTTGACCACAGCGTGTCATGATTGAATCAAGTTCGTGGAAGTTTAAATTCTGACACTCATCGATAATAACAATAGCATTATCGAGGGTGGTGCCACGCAAGAAAGATGTAGACCAGAATGATACAGTTTCCTGTGCCTTCAGATTTTCATACAGCATCTCAAAGCTGTTATCATCAGGCATCTCGAACATGTATTTCACCATGTTTTTGTAAGGAATCTGATACAGAGATGCTTTATCCTCATGGGTTCCTGGTAGAAACCCGATCTCCCTCGTCGCGACCAGGGATCTAACGATATAAACTTTATCATATGGACTGTTCTCATCTAGTACATCGCGCAATGCAAGGTACAATGCAACAAATGTTTTACCTGTACCAGCACACCCATAAGCATAGATGTTTTGCCCCTTACCATACTCTTCAAACATAACCCGTTGGTTATCTGTGAGAGGTTCGATAGGAAGGAGGTAGGAAGAATTAATTGGTTTCTTCCTTTTCATTTGTTTTGTAGACATACCATTAATGTCAGGTTGATTACGCTTTCTTGCTCTAGGCATATTTTACCACTCAATAGTTGAACCAGGGACTTTAGATGCACGAGTCATGATGTCGTTCCACCCAGGATGAGTCTTACTCATCTTATTTTTCCAGTGACCAGCTTCACCGACACCAGCGACACCTGCTTGCCAATCTTTGTCCCACTCGGGGTTGGCTTCCTTCCATTCACAATACTCTTTCATTGTCATGGAGAGTTCTTTCTTCTCCCCAGTCTCCTTATGAATTACTGGATACGTCGGCATCTTTTTTCTCCTTTTTGTTGAATCCAAATGGTCCTGTAAGTTTGTCTTCCAGTGCTAGCTTCAATGCAACACCACCGATTGCTTCCATGACTTTCAGAATATCTTCTGTCCTGGCACCCTCACCAAGTTCGTCAGCGATGTAACGATACTTTGGCCAGAATGTTTCGCCAGCATTTTTATAATCATCTACTGTAAGTAATTTCATAACCATCCAAGTGCTTCAGATACTGTAGGGAATTGTTCGATAAAGATTGTACGTGCGCCTTCTGCAATGTCCATGTGTTCTTTCTGTGTACCATGTGCCGAGCGAAGATCGATGTAATGGATCCATGACCTACATGATCCTGTCATGTAGATTTTTGTGGGCACGGCGAGTGGGAGTACAAAACGAGCACACTCCTTTGCGATTGATGCATCGAGCATCTCTTTGTAGAGTTTCATACCAGCGGCAAAGTGCTGTTGCATTTTGATCTGGAACTCTTGCTTGGTGAAAGGATCAATGTCATCGATAGAGTTCTGTCGATTCTTTGTATCCTGACGACGCAGTTCAGGTAGTGGGATTGTGTCACCTAGCAGAGATGAATCTGCATAGCGTTGGGAAAACTCTTGATATGTGAACGAACGGTGACGCAGCACTTGAGCTGCCACACCGCGTGTTGTATTTATCTCAAGCGTCATGTATGCCTGCTCGAAGACAGACCAGTGCTGATGCTGTACGCAATACTTAAGGAGTCCCGCTACCTTCGGGTTCTCCTGGTTCGCTGGATTGCTCACCCTCGCTACGTACCCCATCGTCTTCTCCGCTTCTGGAGTTACGCTTACGAGATTCACTGATGTCATACCCAAATCCTTTCTGTTTTTGTGCGTTTTTAATTAGTGCTTCTTCAAGCATTGCATCATATAAATCACTGACTCCCGAATTGATTTCTTCAGGAGTCATTGTGTTGATGTTTTTCATCGCTTTCTTTAGTCGCCTGACTTTTGATAGCTTCCTCATATTATATCATAGATTGGTTAGTCTGCATAGCCGTCATCATCGTCATCATACCTAGCGTAGGCAGCGGACACGTCTGGTTCTCTGGTATATGCTTCGGGGTCTGAATAGATCTCTGCTTCCAGGGCGTTCAGCAAAGATTTAAGATTCTTGTGGATTAGTTTGAGTCTTTCTCTGTCCATAAAACCTCCCTTTAATTATATAGTAGCACAAAAAAAGAGGGGTGACAACCCCTCTCAATCATGCAGTTGGTGGAGTGTAATAGCGAGTCAGGTGTGGTCTGACGATCGCTGCTCTGTCTCTCGCAACTAGTGCATCAATAGAACTCTTGTAGGTATCAGTCATGATTCGTGGGAACA